CACTTTTCTTTCTGGAAATTCAAAAACCTCAGCGATTGCTGCTTTGGCTTTTTGCGGGTTGTATTTTCTTGGAACGTCCGTAAAGCCTTCGCTACTTCCATAACTACCCATACCAGACGGGTCAAAGTCAGGGACGTAGCTTTTGATTGGTGCGGATTTATCGGTGACAAGATCACCAGAGGCTATCCCTTTCAATAGTTCTCCTTTGCGCTGAGTTTGAAGTTGTGCATATTCATTAGCAATCCTAGCGTCCTCGGCTTGGATGGCTCGGATATTTGCGCCAATATCGCGCATCCCTTGTTCATCACTCCGCTCTTGCGCCTCCAAGAACTTGGTTTGCAATGTTTGTGCTGCGGTAGCTAATTTCTTCTTAGCTTCTTGAAGGCTTTGCGTTAATGGTGAACTCATAATCCTAAATCTTTAAGCATTTGCTCTACTTCGGGGCTAATTCCAACCTCTCCTTGTTTTTTGCTTTCAGATTTGATTCCAAGGATTTGCTCGTTATACATTTGCTCAACTTGGTTGTTTTGATCTTGTGTGATTTTACCCTCTTTAAGTGCTTTTTCACGTTCTGCTTTTGACCCGTGGACAGCATTAAACACATCTTCTTTAAGCCGTGCAATATCTTTAAGCAGGATATTTTTATCACCACCAACATCAAGTTTACCGTAAGCGTTTTCAAGGCGTTGCCCCTCCTTTTCAGTAAGAGAACCCATACCAGAACTACCAGTAGGTGAAGATGCTTTGAGTTGGCGTAAATTATCAAGCGCAATAGCATCTTTCAATGCTGGCAATACTTGGTTTTGCAACGAATAAGCCGCCGTGCCAGGAATCTTAGATTTACCCATATCAATAATTGAACCAGCTCCGTAATCAGCAATATCATTTTTAATGATTTGTTCCGCTTCGTTTGCTTTATCAATAATGAAATTGGTTTTGCTAAACTCTTGTTTGGCAGATTTTTGTTCTGCTGTAAGGTCTTTAGAAACCGCCGCTTGTGCTTGCGCTGTTTTAGCTTCAGTTTCTTTTAACTGCTGCTCTTTAAGTTTATAGTCAATTTCAGACTCGCTGCCAGGGATTCGTCCCGCCATAAGTCCATCTTTATCCATCCTCCATACATCACCTTTAGGAACTGGGGCGTTAGGAACTAAGCTTTGTGCTTGCTGAATTTGCTGTGCTGTTTGATTCGTCGCGGCTGGCTGATTTGCGTTAGGATATTGCGGATAATTACCCGTCCCTACTTGCGGAGTCGCGTCAACAAGTGCTTGAATCTCTCTCTGTGGTAAAAGTCCATTTTCTGCTACTTGTTTGGCAATTACATCGTCTGGAAGAGGTGTTGTATTACCCATGTTAATTCCATCTACAATTCCAGTTTCAGCACCACCCCATGAAGGGAGATTAACTTGTTGTGCAGGAACTCTAGTTGGTTGCCCATTAACCATAGCAACGCCAGAACCTAGTATGCCTGGCTGATTTCCAGATATATCGGTAACAAAAATACGCCCATCAGCAGTTGGAACACCTTTAACGGGGACACCAGAATTCATTAGTTTGGAAAACTCATCTCTAGACATATACGTGCCTTGTGGCTCACCTTTCATGCTGAGTTTATCCCGCTCAAGATTCATGGTTTCGTTGAACTTGTTGCGCTCCCATAGTCTGTTTTCAGCGTCATCACTAAAGCTCTTACCTAATACCGCGAGTTTAAGTGCATCTTGTATGCTTGCAGCCATAGCTGTTTTATCGCGGTGAGAAAGGTCAGGGTTTGCCATCGTTTGAAGGAACTCATCTGCCATTGGCTTGAACTCTGGAATAGCCTTAGCCATAGACTTTGCCATCTGTTCTGCTGCCACATGTTGTTTTTTCTCCTCTCCGTAGAGTTTTAGAGAGTCTCCAATTTGCTTGCCTGCGTTTGCTAATGCCTGTCCTTGAATCATGCCAGCGTTTGCAAAACCGCTAAAGTCGGCTTGCATTAAACGTGGGTCGATTGTGTCACCTAACCGTTGTGCGTTTCCGTATGGCATATTATTTGACTTTGCTGTAATTAACCGCTTTGAAACCGCCTACCGTTTTTACCGCAGATGGGGTTTTCTTTTCTACATCTTGCGCCATGATTCCCATTTGGGTCATATCATCGCCTTTGTATTTATAGGTATAAACAGGTAAGCCTCCATCTGTTTTGCCAACTTTTTTAATGTCGGTTTTAAGACGTTTATCGGAGAAACCAAATAAAGAACCAGCAGACGCAAGCCCACCAGCAAGTTGTCCAAGCCCACCGAAAATACCAGACGAGCGAGATGCACTGGCTTGTGCTGCCGCACCTTGAGCCGCAACTTGGTTAGCCCTGTTTTGTGCGCCGATATTAACTCCAGTATCAGGGTTGATCATCTGTGGCATAGCACTACCAATAGCACCTAAGCCTAACCCTAGTTGCTGTTGTCCAGCTTGGTAAGAAAGTGGGAGACTGCCCAAGGCTTGTAATCCTGGCGCGGTGTAAAAGTTTTGAGACATCCCAAAAGCAGTTTGACGGGCGTTATCAGCTTCTTGGCGTTTCTGAGCCATGACGTTTGAACGTCCAAGAACTTCAGCTCCAACAGACGCGCGGCTATCCAGCATACCACGGGAAGCAAATGCCTCACGTTGGGCTTGATCGCTTAACCGTTGTTCTTCTGGGGTTAGTTGCCGCGCCGCTTGGGTCGCTCTTTGTGCTTCGTATGTAGAAGCATCTACTTGTGCTTGTGATTCAGGTGAAAGTGCTTGCGCGAAACCACGGAAAGCACCTGCTTGGCCTGTCATGTTTTGCAACTCTGCAGCACGGGAATCGTAAATGTTACCGCCAGCCTCTTGTGATGCGGTTCTGCCTAAAGCGTAAAGTCCTTGTTGTCCTTGTGTCCCCTGTAAGAAGCCGCCTACATCGCCAAGGTTTAAACCTAGAAACTCAGGGCGGTATTGTTTTTCCGAACTTAATACTTGTGGCAACGCCTTGGTGTAACCCGAAACGTATTTTCTAATATCTCCCTCAATATCCGCTTTGGGGACTTTAGGAGTTTTTGGTTTACTGAATAATCCGCCCATATTATAGTTTGTTAAAAAGTTTTCTGAAATCTGTAATCCTCATCCTCGTATCGTTCTTAAACTCACGCCTGTATGACACCCAATCAACGTGTTGGTGTATCTGCATACACGCTTCACGCATATTGCCAACACACATAGTAACGAAAATGCAGTCTGCCTGAGTAAAAGATACCCACTCAGACGGGTTATCCTTTTTACAGTAATATCCCAGCAAGAGACTATTAGGCATTGAAACAACCACACCAAAAGATAAATGCCATTTGAGAGATTCAGTAAAATCTCCCCCATGTTGGCTATATATTTCTTGAGCTGCATAAATAGGTGGGTTCATTCATACATGATGTTGATATTGCCAGCATCAAAGGTATTAACACCTCCAGAAGTAGTAAGCCGTATGCGATCTAGTGTTCCAGATAGTGCCTTGGATACACCAGCCATATTACATACAAGCCCGACACCATCACCGCCAATATAATTAGCGACCCATGTATTACTGGTTAAGTTTACTATTGTAAGGATGCCGTCACAAGTGCTAGTTGCTGATGGGGAATTTAGAACGATACCAGAAGAAGTAGCCAATCCCGCAGGAGTAGCTTTAATTTCAAAAGAATAACCCAAATAACCAGTAGTTTCTATACCACCAGAATCCCCAAGTTGAACGATCACGGGTGAAGTGCCATTGGTGCTAACTCCACTAAGCATAACAGTAATACGCTTAACTCCAGTAGGAATACTAGTAAAATCAATAGATGTTCCGCTAGTTGTGGCTTGCACAGTGGATGCCGTGATAACCCCCGCAACCTCAGTGTCAACATAAGCCTTAACTGACTGCTGTGTCGGTATGGCAGTGGCACTATCGCTACTCATCGTATCTTCATCCAAAATAGAAACTTCGGATGGCGCAGCTAAAGAACCAGATGTATTACCTAGCACTTTCATGTTGGCAACGTGCTGAATCTTGGCGTAAGTAACCCCGTCAGCCGCTCCAGTGGCAGTAGCTATTTTTGCGGTTGTAATGGCACTAGCGGCGATTTTAGCAGAGCTAATACCACTATCCTTAACCTGCAAACGCCCACTTCCGTTCACTTCTAAGCTAGAATCATCTGTCGAACCAGAACCACCAGAAACAAACGCAGCGTTATCAACCAAATTATTAAGCTTGGTGCTTGTCACACTATCGCCATCTGCGAATGTTTGCCCTTTTGTAAGAATTGCCATAATTAAGATTGCGTAATCGTTTGTCCACTCGTTTTAGTTGCCTCAATAGCAATCGAAGAAACCCTTGGGCGACCTACTGCGGTTGAGCCTACTATTTTTCGCTTAATTGTCAATACACCATAGACACCTCGCGGATTTCCTAGTCTAAAACTAAAGTCGGCAGTCTCGTTCGGTTCTAGCTGGCCTGGCAACCCAATCGAAGGGTCAAGTAGCGTTGCAATGTCGGTGACACCCGTTTCTGCCGTGTCGGGATCTTCGGTAGAAAATAAGAAATCCACATCGGTAGCGTTATCGCGGTCAGATTGCATTTGCACCACAGCTTTTTTGTATTTCTTTCTACTGTAATCTTTAAACGCATATCCACGAGTCTTAAACTCGTAGTCGATACCACTTTGTAAGCTGTCGCCAGTTGTGCTAGTCGAGTAAATGTCTTGTGCTTGCCCTCTGGAATCAACCAAGTGCAAGCCACCGTTTTCATTCACAATGTAAAGTTCGTTTCTTTCTTCTGACTGCCCTTTAAGGAAATTTGTAATGTTGAAATCGTTATCGCCAAAAGTATCTATGCTTTCCCAACCCTTGTTCTTCATGTTGAAGATCAATACCGAGTTATTCCCAGTTGCATCGTTAGCATCTTTCTGTGAATCAAGCGGTAAAGCGATGTAATAGCGGTTATTAAAGTAAATTGCTATCGAGTTTGCCGCTAAACCTTTGTTGATTCTGTCAACATACGGCTGAATAGCCTTGCTTAGTGGTTCTTCGACTCCGCGCAAGTTGTATTCGTCTAAGAATTCCAACCCATAAACGCCATCGTCTGATAAAAACAAGATCACATTGCCTTTACTAACGATTGTTTTACGCGCAACGCACCCAACTTCACGGGTTAGCTCTCTCAAAGTCGTATCTGAAAGTGTTCCCTGAGTTCCAGTAATCATGTGAATGCTGTTTCTATTGAAAACTACCATCCTGTCGTCGTAAAACGGGTGTAATCCAACCAAATAATCGGCAATACCAGCGGTTACACGAAATTGTGAGGCTACGGAATCAAAAGTATTAGGGTCTAAAATGTCAGAAGCGGCAATTTCATCGCGAACTTCCCTATCTGTGTAAGTTGGGGATGCTCCAGTGCCAGCGGGTTCGTAAAAATACGGACACCATAGGCGGCGTTGGAAGTAAACCGCCCACTTGGGAGCTGGAATATGCGTAAATCCAAGCCCCAAACTGTAACGACTGCCAAATTCTATATACTCAGAACCACCTCCAGAAGCATAAGTTTTGTCTGGTAGCGGGGCGTTAAAGTAAATATCGGTAGCGTTTGCAGAGGTTACAATAAATGTTTCTCCAACGATGGGTTCAACCAAAGCAACATCTGTCGCGCTAATTCTGATTCTATCCCCAGCTACAATAGTTGTATTGCCAACTACCGTAAAGCGCACCAATCCATTTGAAACCCCGTAAGCGTTACCAGCAATGTTAAAATACTGTGGTTGTGAATAAACACCAGCAGGGCAAAGCGTAAATCCATCCGCAATCATCGTGCCAGTGTTGGCCGTGTAGGTTTCGTTTCCGTTACCAGATGTAATTACATAGGTGAAAGTGTCAGCGTCAGCTACGGTAGCTACTGTTTGCGCCCCGTTAGGGTCGGCAGTCGGTGGAGTAGCAGAGAATCCTAAAGAAGAAACCGTAATGCCATCGCCAACCGTTAATCCATGCTCCCGCAATGTGATTGTGACAACTCCCGTCGCACTAACGTATGAACCCGCTTGTATCGCTTTGCCTTGTGGTAAATACTCCAATGCCCTTGAACCCTCTCTAAATAAATAGATACGGTCAAACGCTTGTAGCATGTCCACTTCTCCGCTAATGACTATGCCAGTCGGGTAAGGCACACTAGAAACCGTGTAGTCACTAAGTAAAACTTTCTTGGCTTCGTTATTGGTAGCGATAATTACGCTTTCCTCAGAATTAGTAGATGGGTCGCTAAATAAGCATGAACCGTAAATATCACCAACGGCAGTATCGTTTAACCTAGTGCCAATAACGCCATAAGTTCCATCAACCGTCAAAACAGGGTCGTCTGCACCAGTATTAGCAAAGCTCAAACTATCCGCATCTACATAACTAAAAAGATATGCCCCAGCCGACACTCCCGTAATAGGCTGAGTAGTATTACTGAGAACACCCAACGTAATGTAAGCAGGTAAATCACCGCTATCAATCCCATGAGATGACCCAAAATTAACCGTGATAACATTTGATGTTCTAGAAGCTGTTGTAATAGCCAATGGAGTGTTGACAACGATAAACGGCAAGAATAACGGGTTGGAACTATTAGCTAACGCCCCGCTTTTAAGCTCAATCCCTTGCCTTGGTTGCCAGTAACCGTCAATCCTTCCATTTTTACTAAGGATAATCTCTCCAGCTTTTAACTGGTTAGGTTGCTCACGTTGGTTCATTCCAACGAAACCAACATCCCCGTCAATTAGGGGTTGGTCGTCCAAATTCCCAAATGAACGGTAGGTTGCCACGGTTTATTGATCGTATGCAATGCAAGTGCCGCTAGATACGGTTACAGCGGTGAAGTTGCCGCCAATACCAGTTCCCGCAAGATGCGTGATGGTTTCAAGGTCAGCTACGTTGGTAAGGTTGCCTTCAAGATTAGAAAGCACCGTATCTTCGATGAACTGAATCCAGCGGTAAGTTTTACCTGTTTGTGCGCCCTCGCCCGAATTAAGGACGTGACCACCATTTCCACCTTGGAGAGCAAAAGCTGTAGAACTCATAATTTCTACGTTTATTACTCGCTTATAGCCGACTTGTCAATCCCTTCCTCGTTCCATAGTAAAATTCCTAGTCTTTTTGCCGCGAGAAACAGAGCTGCGTCCATGCTATCAGCCTGGCCAACGTATTTCATGCCCTTCGTTACCGTGTAGTGGTTGTGGTTAATCTCGTTTACGTTAATGTCGTGTTTCCGCATCCACTTTAGCCGTGGTGATTCGGAAGGTTCTAGGTTGAATAGTTCGTTCATGGGTGGTTTAAAAGTGAAGTTAGGGCAGTAGTAATTAGCGCAAGTAGCATCTGGTTCAAGGAATCCGTTGCATCTGTGGCAAGATGGTTTATCCGCTATTGGTTGGTAGTATTGTTCATCTGGTAAATTGGCAAAGAATTGTTTTAAATCCTCATCGCAAACGCAACCATCATATCCGCAATGTTTGCAATGGCCGCTCATGGTTGATCTTCGTTAAATAGAAAACAATAAAAGCAATATCCCAATATAAGCGGGAATAAAGCCACTCCTGTAACTAATAGAATCGGCATCAATAATAGCCCAACTAAAGGTTTGAGCCAATCTGGTATTCTGCGGTTTATTTCTTTAATACTTTCGTCTTGTGTCATGGTTTCAGTTTCTCGTTAAGTGCATCAAGGACAATCTGCTTCATGGTTCTGTTTTCGTGCTTGGCGTATGAAATCAGAATAGTCTTTAGCGGTATTCCAAGATCGACGGTGATTCGACCTTTGTTCCAGACTTTAGCGTGATCTGGCTTGGCGGCGTTTTGGTTGCGGGGTTTCATGTTGATTTTGTTATTATGCCACAACGTTTTTAGGAGATTTAGCCACGCTCATTTCGTAATTGTAATTAACTTCGCCTCTTCCCATGTAACTATCTGGCTCTTGGAGTAAATCTCGAATACGGCTAATTATTTGCTTTTTAACCTTGGAGCAGTTCTGTTTTTGCCCATCCATTTTCAACATGATGGTGATTTTTATTTCTTCACTCATTCTCGTTCTTTCGGTTGGTTGTTAAAATGAAATTCGTTGATTCATTCTTGTTAAGGTGTGCGTATATTTCTTTCTCGAAATCATCGAACCCTGATACATCTAGATCGGATACTCCGTGATCTTTCGCCATATTAGCCGCTATTGTTGGCATATCGTGGTGTCTAGCTAACCAGAATACCGCCAGTAAGACGCCGTGTTGTAATTTGTTTGGTTTCATATCTTCTCGCTGGCTGGTGGGTTAAAGATTCGTAATCCACGCAACTCGGCTTCTCGGCGCATTGAGTCAGTCCCTTTACCACCACGGAATAACACTACCCCGTCAGCATATTCAGCCATTTGGCGGTTGCGAATTGGTCCCGCAGCGCGTCCATGGGTGTTCCAGTCGGCAGGGAATCGCTTGATTGGTATTCCCCTCTTTCTCGCCCACTCTTCGCCGCCAGCATCCGCACCATACGCACCACCGCTTACTACTTCGCGGATTGGTAGCGTGTCTAACCATGCTTCATCAATTTCCGTAATGTGGTAGTCTCTACCGCCAGCTATAATGACAGTATATTTTGTTAATTCGGCGTTATTCATTGTTCGTTCTTGTTTGAATTAGCTTTCTCGCGTTCAAGTTGGATTGTAAGCCATTCCTTTGTGCGTCGGACGTATCCGAAGCACTCTGCATCTACAGCAAATCGTCCTGTTGCTTTGGCATTGGCTATTTCCATTTCGGAGCATTCATTTGACGAGACTATGCCCCCGCCGTCTGTGATGAGTTGATTCAATAGTTGTATTGGTTTCATTTTTTGTGTTGGTTGGTTATTAAAGTTTTCTATACCACACGCCCACGTAGGAACGTAGTTTATCAAGTCGGCATTCTTTGGGCGAGCAATCTGGCGTTAAAGCGAATAGCTTGCCGTCTCGTTCGATAATTTTGGATTCTACTCGTAATGGTGGGATTCCAAAAGAGAAATAGATTTCATCCCCTGCTCTTGTTGGTCTGCCGTCATCGTCTTTATGGTGTTTCATATCTTCTCGCTGGCTGGTGGGTTGAATTTAAGTAGTTCTAATTCCCAATGCGGAGGGAAATCCCATTGTCCTGTTTCTGGAAATGATTGCTGTCCTTGTCGGGGCATTGCTAAAAACAAGTAATCCCCGTCTCCACGATCGAACAAATCCAAGTTGTCTATCGTGTCTTTCTCTATCTCAGCCAATATATCTTGAGTAATTCCACCGTAAACGCCGCAAATAAATGGATCATCTCCTTGCTGGTAAAATATCTGAATCTTTAGATTGGTTTCGTTAAAGGGCATACTTGCCTGCCGCTCCCTCGCTGCCTGCCATATTTCGAAAGCAAACTTACCTGTGCTGCTTTCAATCATTGATAAGACTTGTCCTTCTGATTTGCTGTTGCTGACGTATTTATCAAGCATACATTGTTTGAATTCCTCAAACTCGCGGCGTGATTCGGTGGTCATTGTTGTTGTATTTGTTCGGTTAAGGTTTTGACTTTCTCTTCAAGCCTCTCAATTTTGTAATCAATAAGGAGGATAATTAAAATAGCT